GTCCGGACGTCCGTGCCCGCTGCGCGCAGGTTCGGGTTGGATAGCAGCGCGATGTCGTACTCCACCGACCGCGACCCGTTCGTCGTCGAGATCATTGGCGATGGGTTGGGCGTGTTGGTCGTGTCTGCCGTACTTCCGGCTCCGCCGAGGGTGATATAGCCGGTCAGCGTATCGGTCGCGGCGGCGGATTTCGAGTAGAAGACAGATGCTCGGACCTCGGAAAACAACGTCAGCAGACTCGCAGGCATCTGCCACTTCCAGCCCGTGGCCATCTGTGCCGATGCGCTCGTCGTGCCGGCGACGCGATGCGCTACGCGCTTGAAGATGGAGTTAGCCGCCTTCCACGTGGTAGAGCTCGTGGCCACCACGTCGAATGGCGCAGGCATGCCGGTAAGGTTGAGCGTCGCGCGGTCGCCGATGACGAGGCCCGACGCCGGCAGGCTCGCGATTGACGTATAGATGCCGCGCCAACTGGGGGCGGTCGTCGGGTGCGTCTCGGCGATGAACCAGTCCTCCGCGTCCGTGCCATCGCCTGAAATGATGCTCGCCGTCGTCTCGAGGTCGCTGCGCACGCAGTAGTCGCCGGGGCTGGCCGGGCCGAGCGCGAGCATGGCGGCCTCGTTAGCGGCCGTGCCGAGATACGGGTCGCCGCCCGGTGAACCAGGTGGAAGCGAGTCGATTTGTGCCTGCAGCTTACCGATTCCGCCCAGAAGCGAGTCGGTAGCGACGACTGCCGAATCGTCTCCTGTATCCAGCCCGGTAAGCGCCGTGTCCAGCGTGATACCGCTGGCGCCGGCCCCTGTTGCCTGCTTCCAATTGCCCTGCGCCATTTCTCAGCTCCTCATCCCATAGTGTCCAGAGATCGTGCTCGACGTCCCGGCTGCGGTGATCAGAACGCTCTGAACGCCGCGCACGTCGAGGTTCAGGAACTGCACGTCGGTCCCGGCTGGCGCACTCGTCAGGTCGCTCGAAGCGCCGATAATCGGCCCCTCCAGTTCGGTGTAGTCCGTCGTCGACAAAGCTACCGCAACCCAGTCCCCGCTCTCGTGATAGCGGAAGAAGACGGTGAACGCGGTCAGGTCCGCGACGCCGACCGTGAAGGAAAGATTCAGCTCGGCACGGCCCGCCGTGATGACCTCCAGAACGGTATCGTCCGACGAGTCGAGGTCGGCGTTACTGAATTCGCCGCGCGAGAAGTTTGCAGGATGCATCGGCATAGTCGCCCCCCTCTAGGTCTCTGTGAATAATTCCGTTTCGAGCGCTGCCATGAACTCTACGAACGCCGCGCGCTCGGCCAGCGCGCCCTCGATCTTCTCGATTCGCGCTGCGGCCTGGTCCGCGCCGGCCGCCAGGTCGCGACGGACTGGCTCGAGCGCGGCCCCTAGTGCATCGAAGCGGGCCTCTACTTGCGCCTGTCCATCGGCTGCGATCCGCTCGGCCGCAGCGCGGGTCTCCGTCACTCCGGCCACGAGATCGGCGCGTATGCCCGCGATCGCCTGTTCGAGCAGCGTCTGCACGTCGGCGTGGCGCGCGACGAGTTCGTCAATCCGTCCAACGAGCGGCGCGACGATGGCCTTCGTCGCCTCCTCGTCGGGCGGCGCTGGCGGCGGCGCAGGTGGCGCGGCGGCCGGCGTCTTGCCGAACGGATCCGCGCTCGCGTCGCGCTTCGAGAGCGCCTCGACGGAGTAGTTCTGCTGCTGCAGGTAGGCCGCTCCTCCGCCCGTCATGGGCGGCAGGTTCAGGCGGCGGCGGCCCTCGTCGAGCTTGATCAACCCGGCGCCGGATTGCTCTTTGAGCACGTTGGTCAGCGTCGCGCTGTCCATCTTCAGCAGGTCGTCGAGATCGAAGCGCACGCCGTACTGCGTGCCGTCCTTCGGCGTATCCAGACCGAGCCCGTAGACGAGCAGGGTCTGGATCGCGTCCATCAGCGCCTGCAGGCAGTCGGCGTAATAGATCTGGTTCAGGTCTTCGACCTTCTGCCCGGCCGGGATCGTGCCAGCGCCGATTTTGAACGCCGGCACATGGAAGGTCGAACAGACCATCTCGGCCGTTGCCTTCAGCTGCTCGGTCATCTGCGACCGCTCGGCATCGACCGACAGCGCGGAATAGGCCAGGCCGTCGCCCAGGACGGCTACCTTGCCGATCTTGTCCCCGCTGTAGTTCTCCTCCCAGTGCTTTTTCAGCCGCTCGGCCGTCTCGTCAGCGATCCGCTGCGGAGCGGTCAGGATGCCGCTCGGCCTGCTCATGTTGGAGAAGAACTGCGCCGAGTTCGCCTGAATCTTCAAGCCCTGCGTCGCCGCTAGCCCGCTGGCGTACATCGGCGAGAGGCCGACGAGCGGATGAAACAGGCAGTTCATCCGGTCGTGGATGATCTCGCTGGCCGGCACCGCGGGCAGGTGCTCGAAGCCGCCCGAGAGGTCGTCCTCCTGCAGCTGGTAGAAGATGTCCCCGGACTCGGAGACGAGCGGCCGGCAGCGCGTCGGGTCGAGCACGTAGAGCGCGACGACCACCCGGCGCTTGTCGCGCTCCTTCAGGATGTAGGCGTTGCCCTCGGTGAGCAGAGACAGCACCCACTGGGTGATGAACTGCTGCCAGGTCTGCCAGCGGTTCGGCTTGCGCAGCACCGGCGAGAAGGCCGGGCTCGTGATCTCCGACCAGATGCGCGCGACCTGCTCCATGAGCTTCGGCCGGAGCTTGCCGATGTCGTTGGCGATCAGCGTGAGGCACGCGAAGACGGTCGGCTGCCGCACGACCTGGTCGTTGTTGATGACCGGGCTGTCGGTCTGGAAGCCGAGATGGCTCGCGACCATGTTGTTGAACAGCGACCACCAGCCGCGGCCGCCGTCCACGCCGGAGAGGGTGCGCTTCTGCTTCTCCGGCTCGGCGATGCGCAGTTCGCCGGGCTTCGCCAGGCGCTGCGCCCAGTTGGCCAGCGTCAGGGCGACACGGGCGCGCAGCGTGCTCACTCCGAGCCCTCCGCGGTCAGGTCGCGGCGCCGGTAGGTGCGGCGCGGCTTGACGGGCGGCGCCTCTGCGACCGGCGGCGCCGGCTGCTGTTCGGCGACAGGCTCGGCGGCGGGCTGTTCGGCCACCACCTCACTGGTCGGCGACGGGTCGAACGGCGGCGAGGCGTTCGGCGCGGGATGCTCCCAGCTGACGGCGACGTCCACGACCGGCGCATCGGCCGGCGTCGAGACGTTGTCCGCGCGGAAGGGGATCGAGTCGGGCTCACCGGCCGGCGCGAAGTCCGCGTGGCCGATGGCGATCAGAAGGCGCGCGTCCTGTCCGGTGCGCGCCTCGAATTCGGCGCCAGAGGCGACCCGCCGGCCTGCGTACAGGAGCGAGCGCTTGGCGATCAGTGGAACCTTGGCCATCTGTGCTCCCGAAAAGCTCCCGGCCCGCGAAGGCCGGGAGAAAGGGCCCCGAAGGGCCCCACCCGAGGAGATCGAGCGATCAGGAGACGACGCCGCCGTATTCGGCGTTGTCGAGGTAGGCCACCGCGCCCGAGCGGCGCAGCTTGTAGTTGATGCGGCGCACCACCTTGAAGCCAACCTGCTCGGTCTGCCACAGCGACATCAGCGTCGCGGAGGCGGCGGTCGGGGTGTCGCCCGCACCGGCCGGCGCGTCGTTCTGCTCGATCGTCGCCTGGTCGCTCATCGACACCTCGAGGCCGGTGTCGCCGATCTTCCAGATGTCCGACGGCTTCAGCAGGATCCAGTGGCCCGCGGTGACGTTGTCGCCCGTGTAGACCTGGTCGCCCAGCAGCGTGCCGCCGTTGCTGTTCAGGTTCGGGAACTCCGTCTGGCCCAGCGAGTTGACCAGCAGGCTCAGCGCCTTCGCCATCGACGGCGTCATCACCTGCACCAGGCCGGAAGCGTTCTTCGCGGACAGGAAGCCGGTGTAAAGCGTCATCAGGTCGGCGCGCACGGCCGCAGCATCGGTGCCCGACGGCGAGGCCGCCGACAGGCCGTTCAGGATGCCGGCCGGGCTCACGCCAGACGAGGCCGCGGTGGTCGACAGGAAGGTCGTGTCGACGCGCTGCGCGCTTGCCCGCGCGATGCTGGCGCACCCCAAGCGCGCCGCACTGACCGTGAACGCGAGCTGACCATGACCAACCTGACCCCCGAGCGCCGGGCCGAGATGCGGGAGCACGCCGAGGCCGAGCGCCCTGCCGGATGGCTGGGGCTCGACCCCGAAGACCTCATCGCACTCCTGGACGCCGCCGACGAACTCGCGCTGACCGCCCGCATCGAGCGAGAGGGAGTCAGCCCGACCGT